GGGCTAGCGTAGAAACTACGCAAGGGATGAAATCGTAAAAACATGTGTCCTTATAGCCCCCACTACTCAGACTTCGTGGTGAACACATGTGCCTCTCCTACAAATCGACAACAGAATACTCAGATAAGCTGTCTCCTAGACCATTATGATAACCGCCCCAGGTTTGTGCACCCTGGGCCTGAGAGTCCGAAGAACCACCAACGGAACTGTTATCACGACCCCTCCGATCTAGGCCGTTTGGCTTGTTTGATTTCTTCTGCTGCCTCTTCTGGGAGGCGCCCTTGGATGATTCCAGCTTCATCTTGAAATTTGGTTCTAAGTGCATCGCTGGTTGATGGGCCGCACCCATAACAGACTTCACTCTGGACAATGGGGTGGTGGAAGACATCATACGCCACTCTACAGAAGTTGAGTAGAGATTTGCTGTCTCCCTGAATTGTGACTGCAACACCGTGACCTCGAATTGAAGTGGATAATCCCCCACTGGTAGACAGAAGGGTAATTGGGAACCCTCTATCAGCAATCCATGTCCGATATTGAATTCCTTGCTCCGATACAACTCTCGGCTGGGTGATAAGTCCCGTGAATCTACTAACTTGACGACCCCCTTGACCTGAGCTCTCTCTGATATATGTGGCGTGAGTACAAATTTGACATCTATTGGGGCATAAAATCCTGTTTTGGGTATTTTCCATTTCGAAAACTGTGACACTGGTGCTAGAGGTAATATGGCTTTAGTTGTTTTATGAGATAAAAGAATCTTCTTGACTTCGTTTTGTACAGCAAGGGTACCTTCGAACGTTCCGTCAAGTGATTGTATTTCCATAAAGCTGGTCAGACTTCTTGAGCCACTCAAGAGCTAACCCCAACGTGGTCAGGGCTACGCTCACCTAGATTACCTCCTACACCATAGCTAACTAAGTTCCTGTGGTTATGGCAAGGGATCTGGACACTTTAGTTGCAAAGCAATCCCACACGCTAAATGTACCCCCGGCGAAATTAAAATCAACTCGATTACTGGGTTGTGATATGTCAATAGTTGCAGATATGGAAGCCTCAGTTGCGGTAAATACCACCTTATTGTTGAGCACTGCTCCTCCTCCAACAACAGCAACAATCGGATTGACAATCAATGCGCCATCACATATGAAGTGCACGTAATACGTGCCGGGCTTAAAGATAAACGAAGCTGTGGTGTTCGAACTTGTTCCTGGTAACTGTGTAAACCAATTCATACCTCGGGAGGAGATGACTGTAGCTCCGGATCCAACAATCTCACCCATGAGATCAGCAGTAGGTTGTGCCTCGAACAATTCAACAGTATAACTTATGAACACATCACCAATGAAATCATTAGTGTTAGTTGAGTAGGTAACTATACCCAACCGGCCAAGATCAATCAACTTTGGATCGACCACAGTCGTATCATTGTTAAACCGCTTAACATTATCAACAGGTATGTTCAGTGTTCCCTCAGCCCATACATTTGTTTCACACAAATGCGCAAAATTAGCTAGTTCCGCACGGTCAAATGGTCCAACGTCCTCAGAATCCTTATCGAAAAACATAGCAAAACGCCCTACCTGCGTCGTGGCGCAAAACGGTACGTAATGTAGTTGTAATCTTGTGAATCGATACTGATCAAAGTTGGAAGCAATATTGACTAACCACGGTGTTACCGCTGAATTCAGTGGGTTGATGCGATACAAATCATTTGCTCCATCGTGATTCAACCTGAAAAATCCTGTTGCGTTCCCCTGCACTTGACTAACATACTCTCGATGTGAGACAGTGACACTCCCTTTACTACGAATAAACTTTGGTTTGCTCCCCCGTATGGTGCGTGATATGGCAACAGGTGCCGCTACACCACCTGGTAAAACACCAGGATGGCTAACCAGGGCACCATTTTGTCTAACACCTCCAGCCAGCTTATTATAAATCTTTCTAGTAACCCATGACACTCCATCCCAGAACAATCTCTTACCGTTTGCGGCTATCATCTGTGTGCCAATGGCCAAAACCATGCCTTTGCCTGCCTTCTTAATATTTGCCATAGCCTTATTATTGTTAGCTACAATCATCGCCATAGTTTTCCAGTGTGATAATGGTCAGTTATCTTGAGCAGTAGTCCAATAAGGTGACAGCCGAGGATGGCTCCCCAACCTTAACCTCAGGTTTCCACCTACCCAGATCCTCTTCAATGGCTAATTGCTCATCAGGTGTGAGCCCAAATGCCAACCAGAATGAGTACCTAGACAGGGGTGTAATAGTGCCGCACTGCTTCCCGGCCTTAAATTTGTGTGCTTCGGCATACTCAGACAACTCCCCATGGGACTCACCATGAGGAAAGGCGTTATAAAACGCTCCGAGAACTGGACAGTCACCAGCCAAGCTGAGACCACCGTCACGTTGCGCATGCAACCACCTCTGAAGTCTTTCAGTTGTCATCCCTCCACGGACAATGCACACATCTTTCGTTAAACATACATCAGGCCTCCTGACCATAACCCACCCTCTACTAAGTTGCACAGGATGTTGTTGGCAGAACTCAATCTCCTCAACATGATATACGGGTTTCTCAACTTTCATAGAGTAGCCCATACTCTCAAACCAAGATGGGAGATGCTTCAATTTCCCCAGTTCGGACTTCTCAAGGTACAGGACACAGTCATCGCCACAATTGGCCAGACTAGCGTCAATGCCCACGTCTCGACAAAATTGGTAGACGAGACAAGACATTATCAGGTAGTTACCCATGCTAGTGTTCATATCACCCGACATGCGACAACCATCTACTTTATACCGAACGAAGCCGTCCTTAAGATATGCAGTTCCAACATTGGAGATCTGCCATTCCAACAACTCTTTGAGATAGGGGTCCCTAAAGATAGAGTTATAAACTGAGTGTTCCCACTCCAGCGCCTGTCGCGAACAATGCTGGTCAAATCGACTGGCATCAAGACCTACAAACACTGGTTCTTTAAACCTCAAGCTCTTTTCATAAAGTATCTCCCCCACCCTCTCAACTGTGTACCCCTTAATCGCCGTCTTCTCCCCCCATAACTTGTCAATAGCTTTCATCAACCGGGGCTCAAGAGGCTTCAAATATCGTCCCACTTCCACATTATACCTTGGATCACGTGGCTGTATAATCCTAGGTGCTGGGTCTGGTTTAAGGGTAATGTTGATCTTCTCCGCTTTAACAAAAGTTTTCAGATAAGCATCTGACCTAGTACAAGGGAGAACATCCAAGGACAATCTAGCTTTCTCATAGGTGGCTCTACGTTTGCCGCTATAAGAATCGCAGAACTCACTGCGTGTCATAGCGGGACAGAACCCAACAATACGGCTGATTTTACGACCAACATCACCAAGCTTCCTCTCAAAGATATCATTTCTTGGTCTCAGAGGACGCTGCAATTTACCGTCTCGCACGACGCAAAACACTCGTTCAACCAGACCTCGACAAACATTAACGAGTGATGAGTTGTGCACAATGTACTCGTAAGTGCTGGCATATCCAGCGAATGAGTACCATTTTCTCTCACATGATAGGGGCAGTCCTCTTCGAACCACCATCCCTTCGCAGTTCAACAACACTCCATCTGGTATGACGCTGGTGATAGCAGTGTTGTAACCGCGATGTTCTAGTAGGCACCCCTAGTACTCATCAAAGCGTCCCTTGCAGGACGCCTCGATGGCCTTCATAACTTCCTCAACCTCTTGTGGCCTCTCAAGGCATGCAAGGACAGCCTGGGGTAACACGACCAACCTGTCATGCCACCTCATCTTCATAGCCTCCATCACATCCAAGCAGACCCTTTGGTACACAAGGGAGTTAGCTTCAGATCTTTTCAACAAGCCCACCTTCGCTACAGCCCGCACAGCTATTTTACAAGCTAACCGGGGACGTAACTTCACTGGAATACGTTCCATGCACTCAGTGGCAACTCCTTGTGTGCAATCGTCATCGTCAACCCCTTTTTCCCAAGCATCCTTAATCCGTTCATAATGTGCCGCCACATACCGCGGGACACGTCCCCCATACTTGCTACCAACACACAACAACATTATGATGTACAAAGTGAGTGAGGGGAGTGGCCCAACGATAATGAAAGACAGTACCAGTATCATGCACATAACAACTATCCAGGAGACCGTCAATTTCTTAAGAAGATATGACATTCCAGCCTTAAAATCTCCATAAAGGTACTTCACTTCCAAAAGCACTGCATCTACAACCCTGCAGATGAAATGATAACATGCCATAGCAGCGTAGAGTGGACTACAGATCACAGTAACCAAGTAATTAAGAATCATGTTTGCCATTTTGTGAGCAGTTACAATTTATCCGCTATAAAGCTAGACCTCACCTTCAAACCCCACACAAGTTGGAGAGAATACCTATATGGATGGCTCCACAACTCTCAAGAAGCTGGTTAGACTTCTAGTAGGTATTCT